TCTTTATAGTAATTATAATACAAAGAAGATTTTAAACCTAGTAGAGTTTATAATAAACTTGTTATTGATGCTATTAATAAAGATATAGCTAATGATAGAAGTATTATTATACCTAATACTTTTGATATTGATGTTAAAAATAATAATAAAAAATATCTATGTGATACTGGACGTATGGAATGTTTTGATACAGGTAAAATTATTAAAAGATATTATTCTAATATTGGTATTAATGCTTGGAGAGAAATAGTTGAATTAAGAAGTATAATTCTTCATGAACTTTTTTATTTTATTAATTATACTATTTGTTTTAATTCTAATGTTGTTAAAATTAGTAAGGATTTATTTGATGCTGTTTGTAGGAATGGAATTAGAAGTGGATGTAATAAACGAGATTTTGCTAATACTATTGTTACATTAGAAAAACTTAATATTATTCGTAGAACAGATAAACGTAGTATGTTTGAAGTTAATCCTAGAGTTATATTTAAAGGTGATATTAATAAATTTCATGAAATTATTACTAAAGGTAAACTTGATGATTCTAAAATAAAACTTGATAATAATGTTAATTATATAGATAGAATAGGATTAGTTAAAGATGATAATTGTATTATAATTAAAAATAAACAAGTATATAAAAGTGAACTTGATTATTTATATGATGATAATGAGAATAATGTAGATAAAGCAAATAATGAAAATAATGAAACTGAAATAATTGAAGCAGAAGAAGTTGATACTGGTAAAATTGATTGGGATTGGTAATGATGAAAGTAAAAGAATTAATAATGATGATAAAGATGAAAATGATAGTATTGAAAAAGAAGGTTATAAATATAATGAAGATAAATGTAATAATAAGGATAATGACGATGATGATAGTGATAATGATGATGATTGAAAAATTGAATGTATTGATGTAATAGTGAGGCTAGTGAATATAAACACCCGGTCATGTTAAACTTGATTGACTATCCTAGCCTAAAGTTGATAGAGTTAATGATAATAATAGTGAAAATAATAATGAATAATATAGTAAAGATGATGGTAATTAAGTGATGATAAAAGATGATAAAAGTGATAGAGAAGATAAAGATAATGAAGGTGATAAAGATGGGGAATAAAAATGAAATGTATTAGTGTTTTGATGAGGCTAGTGAGTAGGAGGGGTGGGTCATTAAATTGGACTTGACTACCCCCGTCAAGTTCTAGGAGAAAGTAAAGTTCTCACTCTCATTATCAACATTAAATATTTTGAGATTATTCATCTCATTACATTACTAACTATTAATATTAATCATTATGAGAACAAACAAACCATTATTGTTAGTTGCAATCATACTGATGATGCTAGCTATCATACTAGCATTGAACGTAGAACCAACTAGTGATGAACAGATTGCTGCTATTGTATTTGGAATACTATCGGCTATTGTTAGTTATTTTAGTAGAGATTAATCTCTACTAGATGGTATTGCTCATTATCAACATTAAATACTTTGCAGTTGAAACAAAAACAACTGTCAGTAATGCTACTGATTAGCGTAATTAAATACTTAATAGTCATGCCAAACGTTAAAGATTTTGCACAAGCTGCACAAGGTGCTGCTGCTCCTGAGAATGTTAATGTAGTTGATCCAACTACTAGTGTTAACCAACCTGTTCAACCTACCGTTGATACAGATAACCAAAATTCTGCGCAAGTGGAAACCATTGATGATATTGTTAAACGCATCTGTACTGATGGTCATAGTTATGTAATGACTACTGTCATTACTAATATTGATTGTCAAGAACGTACAGGTCGTAATGGCAATTCTTATCTCAATGCGTTTGTTACTATTGCTAGTCCTGTCAAAGGTGCTCAAAGTATGCCTGATGGTACACATCGAATGGGTATGCTTGGTGCTATTCAGATGCCATTCAATCAGATACTGCTTGTAATGCGCAAAGACAAGTTCTACGGTAGATTTGTCAACTATGTTGGCGAAGCTGCTGAGGCTGGTTTTGCTAGTATGTATCTGACTGGTGTTGCTGTCAAAGTTCTTTGCCAGTTTGTACCTGCTGGTGTACAAGACCGTAATCCATTTACTCGTAAAGATAATCTTTACAATGTTGTGGATTATGATAGATATGTATATCATATTGTAGGTATCGAACAGCCTGCTGACCCTGTTCTTGTTGGTGCATATAATGTACTTATCAAGCAAATTATGGATGATGCTCGTGCTGCTATTGCTGCAAAGCGCGAGGCTAAAGCTAAAGCAGCTAGTTTTGTTGCTACTGCAATGAACGATGACGACGTACCATTCTAATGAACATAACGCTACTGACCTTCGGGTTGGTAGCGTTATGTTATCAACAATAGTTTTGTTGATGCTATTGCTAGTGTTCGACATGGAAATGCTCATCATCAACATTAAATAGATTGCAGCAAACGAACTTAACAATCTGATAAGTCTTATCAGTCATGAACTAGCTGCAAGTTCTGATAAGTCTTATCCTAATATTAAACATCATGAAAGTACATCGTATTATTACTACTATTGAAGTTGAGAATGATAATTCTATTACTTCTGTTGAACTTATTAATCTTCATCTTGCTAATGCTGGTATTCTTCTTGCTATTACTGATATTACTACTAATGGTAATGCTGAAGATATAACAAAAATATATGATAGTGTTAATAAGAGTAGACTTGGTATTGCTGGCAAATTAAAAGGTATCGCTCGTATTATTAATGATAGTCTTGATAATTATGAATTTAATGTAGTTACTGATGATAATTCTACTAATGAAACTAATGATGATGGAATCCTATAACATTTTGTTATACTGATATTGGTCATGGAGATTTACTCTCATAACAAAAAGTTATAGAGGTGCAATTAGAGGTGACGAGAGGTATTGAATGTGGAGAAAGAGGATATTGAGATGAAAGTGGTAAATGTGGAGTTCGTGGAGAATGAAATGGTGGAGTTGAATGTGGTTCAAATAGGGTTAAATTGAGGTTGAATGTGGAGTTGAGAGTGATTGTGGGAGTGGTGGATGTGGAGATAAGGGTGGAGATGGTAATGCTAAAGGAACTAGACTTGCTGCCATTCCTCATCTTCCTCCTCATCTTCCTCCTCATCCTCTTCCTAATCAATCTAAACCTATTGTTAAATCTCTCTCATTCTCGTTCATTATAACCTTTAGTTACATCTTTATAATCATTAGTTATAACCTTTAGTTATATCATCGTCATCAGTATTAGTTCTAGCATCATTTTCATTCCTTTCTTCGTCATGAACTTTATCGTTAAATATAGTATTAGTTTCAGTCATGAATCTTACTACTAGCTTTAGCCTCATCATGACCGTTAAGTCCAACATTAAGACTAGCTCTAACAGTATTATCAAGTCTAATAAGACTTCTAGTCATAATGACCAATAGCATTAGTTCTAGCTAATAATAGCACTATTAATACTATCAGTATTATAATGACTATTAATACTAGTCATGCTAATATTGCTGGTGATATTACTAATGATATTCTTAATATTCTTGATATTACTGATTCTCTTTATACTAATGATACTCTTGATACTATTGATATTTATTATACTCGTGGTAAGTTAATTCCTATTGCTATAATGATTTTAGTTATTTTAATATAGCTATTGATTATTAGTTAGAATTATAGTATAAATAAATTATAATATATTTGGAGTATTATATTTAATTATTATATTTGTCGTGTTGTTCAGTAGAGTAATATTGCTACTGATAATAATATTAATCTTAAACTTATAAGTGTTATGGTAAATTTTGATAATGTTACTAGTAATGTTCAATCTAAGCCTAGAAAGAAAACTATGGCTGAAAGTTTAGAAGAAGCTAAACAAGAGGGTAAGCTTGTTGTTCCTGAAGAAGATACACAAGTTAATGCTGTTGTTAGTAGTGAAACTGTTCAGACTAAGAATAAAGCTAGGAAGAAGAAACAAAGTAAAGTTCGTAAACAGGAAGAACAAACTGCTGTTGTTAGTCAAGCTAATGAAGATAATGATTTTAAAGATGCTAAGACTGATAAACGTGGTGTTCCTGTTGGAATTAATGTTCCTCAACATATTCTTGATGTAGTTTATATTGTTAAATTCAATGCTGCATTTAGACGCCATACTTCTCTTAATATTCTTCATACTCTTGAAGATGATGGAAGAATATGTAATTCTAAAGGTGCTTATGTTGACTTCTTATGGAATAAGTTTAGAGTTACTGCTGATGGTGGTCTTCGTAGAGAATATAGATATACAGATGATTTATTCATTGATGCTTTAGTTAAGGCTCATGCTGATGTTGCTAGTGATAGCCAGCGAGTTATTGGTATTATGATTGATACTGAAACTGAACTTCATAAAAAGAATAAAGATTCTGAAGCTAGCTAAGTTTGTAGTATAGACTCCCCGTAGAGGATGGATAGTGCTGTTGAGCTTGTTAAAGCTAATTCTCATGTTCTTGCCATTTTTATCCATTTTGTTTATTGGGTTTGTTATAGTTAACACGTTGATGATAACTATCTTCTACTCGGAGTTTATTTTATATATAAAGATATGGAAAGAACTGATATTTATTTTGTTGAAGATGAGACATATTTCAATAATAATGTTGAAGGTGTTGAAATTCATGCAGAATGTCTAAGTCAAGATTTTGACGATATTGAATGGGAACCAATAGTTGATGATAGTCCTATTGTTGACCCTGAAAATGATGTTTTTGGTTATTATGATTAAATAAATAAAATTATGGAAAATATTAATATTAAAGTTATTCTTGATGAAGTTTTTGGTAAATCTTGTAATAATATTGCTTGTGATACCTGTAAATATAAAGAAGATTGTAATCTTATTAATAAATTCATTAATGATATTAAAGATAAAGGTTTATCTCCAGAACAATCTGGTAGAGCATTAGCTTTATTTATATATGTTCTTGAAGAACAAAAATATCTTAATGATTTTGGTAAGACTCAAGAAGATATTATTAAATGTGCTACTGAAAATGGATTTGAACTTGATTGGCTTATTAATCGTTGGGATAGTATAATTGAAGATAAGGATATTCTTAAACCTATTATTGCTGTTTTTCCTAAATATGCTAAAGATATGATTATTAATATTGTTAACGCTAATACTGAAATTAATCATTTGATTGCTCAACATATTATTGATACTTCTAATGCAGAATATAAGGAAATTATTAAAATGGTTAATCAATCTGTTGATAATAATAAACAAGAGAATAAATTTAAGAATGTTAGTGATGATGAAATTTATGCTGAACTTAAACGTAGAAAAGCAAATAAATCTACTAAATAATCCCACATAAGTTTTTGATTTTATTTCTAATACTACTGTCTGTGAAGATAGTAGTATTATTTCACTTGCTGATGATGGAGGAATTGAACTCCGAAACTATGATATTGTTATTATCCGTTTTAATTTCTAAAATTGTTAGGTTTGTAATAGTACGGTCTGTGAAGATAGCGCTATTAATATTTATCATAGTACAAGTGTTATATGTCATATTTGATTTGGTATTAATAATGTTATTATTGATTGTGAAATTAGTAATAACAATGTCTGTGTCAAACATTTCGTTTTATATGATTTCGTATTTGTAGTTTGCCTAGCATTGTCTGTGAAGATAGTGCTAGGCTTTTTAGTATGTATATTATTAACTTTAAATATATAATTAAAATGGATAATTATGATTCTTTTATTTTTGATGGTCTATTAGATAGATACATTGAAGAACAAGCTAAGTTTAAAAAAGGACAAGTAGTTTATATGGAATATACTTATCAATATCATAATCAAACTAAGTTTGGTGTTTGTGTTGGTATTGTAACCGAAGTTGGAATTACTAAAATCGAACGTACAGTAGGTAATAATAAATATATTAATTATCCTATTGTATATGCTGTAACTCATGCTAAAGGTGTTAGTCGTTGTGTTAGTGAATGTAAACTTGGTTCTGTATCTGAACATATTCTTAAAGAACGTCTTAAACGTGATGGTAAGAATAATGAACAGAATAATGAGCCTGCTACAAATGACTAGCTATTTACGTTTATGATACATTCACAGATACGGTTCTTTTGCTCTCTGTTGAATTTTCATATACAATCTGATTAATCTATCGCTATTAATATTGAGTTCAATACAGGGCAAAAGAACTAGCTAATAAATGTTAAACTAAAAATTTAATACAGTTATGACAGTTAAAGAACTTATTGATAAACTTAAAGAATTTGATGAAAACAAAGATATTTTCATTGAAGATTCTTATTATGGGGAATTAGCAGTTACAACTATTAAAAATGATGATAATGACGTTGTAATTACTACTGTGGCAACTGATATTTTTAATATACTTTTACCATGAACTACATTACTTATAAACAAATTGATGGTACTATTACATCTGGATTTAAAGTTAAACTTTATGATATAATTACTTTGAATACTGGTTATTGGAAAGATAAACTTGCTATTGTTCTATATATTAATGAAGATAAAAAACAAATTAAAGTTCGTATTATTGAATGTGGTATGAACTTAACTCTTAAAGTTAAAGATGTTCAATTTGTTAATCATAATAATAGAACTGCTGCTCGTTCTTATATTGATTTATGTAATAAACTATCTAAAACCTTTCGTGATAAATATACTGATAAACAGTATATAAAAGATAATTGGTTTACTGATAAGTTTATTATTAATGATATAACTGCTGATACTATTGCTAAAGGTATTGGTCAATATATTACTAATACTGATAGTGATAGATATTCTGTTAGTGCTATTATGTGGCTTAGTGATATTAAAGATTATATAGATGCTTTACTTAAATATGGTGATTTTGATTTTGTTGCTAAAGCATTTAAAATCTATAATATTACTGATACTAGATTTGAACTCATTCGTAAACTTTATCATTATTTCTATGATTGAAAATATTACTCTTGTTGCTATCGGTGTTTGTGCTGGACTTGTTCCACTTTTTATAGTTGAAATATTGAAGCTATATAAGAAGATTGAACGAATTAATATAGATATTAATAAACTTCAAATGAAAGATATAGAACTTCATCGTAATATTGAATTTATTATTAATAATAGTAAATCTAATAAAGAAGTTCTTGAACATTTCATTGATGAACTTAATAAACTTAAAGATAATATTAAAGCGAAAGTTTAATGTCTAGCTTGCTTCCATCCTCTACGGGGGGTCGCCACGGAGCGTAGCGTAGTGGCTCTACTAATCTTACTATTATTGAACTTATTATAGTTTTACCTATTAAATATAATTGTTTTATTAATCTTTAAAAATGTAAAATACTTATGAAAAAGTATGATGAAGTTTCTGTTGTTCGTCAACTTAATAATATTGGCGCTGTTATTGGAATCAATCCTGCTAGTAAAGTTATTAAAGTAGCTAAAAATAGTGCTATTGGTAATGGAACTAGTGGTAAGATTGATTTTCTCACTCATTATTGTGGTTATCATGTTGAGATTGTTGATGTTATTCAACAACAAAAAGAACGTGATGAAGAAATTGCTGCTAAGAAATCTGCTAAAAAGGCTGCTCGTAAAGCTAAATTTGCAGAGGATAATACTTTTAAAGGTATTACTCGTGCTGTTGATAAACGTATGCGTACTATTAAAAGAAAGTAGTATGTTATGGTTAGCTTTAAATTCTCATTTAGAGTTGTAGGTAAATTCAAAGAGAAAGGAATAGTCAATAAATATGTTATTATAGTTGCTAAATGTGAAGGTATTATTAGATATATTGATGGTACTTATAAAGTAGAATACAATGGCAAACTATATAGCATTACAGGTGAAAGTTACAGAACTAAAGGAAAGAAAGTTGTTTATGCTCGTCAATTAGATGAATATAATCATAGAATTAAAATTATAAGAGATAGTGAAAATAGAAAAACTGTTGATACTAGATTTTATATTCCTTTTGCTGCTGGACTTATAGCTAAAGGTAAAATTGTTAAAATGCCTTTTGCTAAGGAATTGTTTCATATTACTACGTGTTATAATCGTAGTGATAGTGAATCTACTATTTTAGCTTTTCAAGAATGGAAAGAATATGAAGATAAAGTTAAAAATAATCTTATTGATGTAAACAACGAATTGTAATGATTGGTAATCTTAATATTGCTAATAGTAATAGAAAAGATACTAACATTAAGTTTACTAAAGACCAAGAAATAGCTGTGCATGAACTTATTGAGTTTCTTGCACAGCCTTGGGATGAGAAGAAATATATTAATGCTCTTTGTGGTGCTGGAGGTACAGGTAAAACATTTGTTATTAAATATGTTATTAATAATTGCAAATGGTCTGGTGGTGTTATAGGTTGTGCTGCTCCTACACATAAAGCTTGTAGAGTTCTTAGTAATTCTATTGGTGGAAAAGAAGTTAATACTATTCAATCATTATTTGGTTTTAGACTTGATGTTAATATTGAAAATTTTGACCCTGAAAATCCTGCCTTTAATCCTGTTGGAAAAGATAAACTAGATGGTCTTAAAGTTTTAATTATTGATGAAGCTTCTATGCTTAATGCTAAACTTGTTAAGTATATTAGTAATAAATGTAAGAAGCTTCAGATTAAAGTTATAATGCTTGGTGATTCTAGTCAGCTTCCACCTGTTAATGAGAAAACTAGTCAAGCTTTTCTTATTGCTAGTAATACTTATTATCTTAAAGAGGTTGTACGACAAGGAGATAATAATCCTATTAGTAAACTTCTTAAACTTCTTCGAGAAGATATAGATAATAAGAATGGATGGAGATTTCTTGATTATATATCTAAAAATAGACAAGATTATAATGAAGAAACTAAAGGATTTTATATTTGTGGTCAAACTGAATTTTCTGATTTAATTGATACTTGTTTTAATGATGAAGAATATACTAAAAATATTGATTTGTATCGTATTATAGCTTATACTAATAGTCGTGTTGCACAATGGAATAACCATGTAAGACATATGATTATTCAAGATGCTGATAAAAGTCTTATTACTCGTAATGATTTAATAATGAGTTATACTACTGTTGTTAATGTTTTTAATGATATTATTATAAACAATAGTGAAGAATATATTGTTAAAGATATTGTTGATACAATTGATAATAATTATGAGTTTAAAGGATTTCTTATTAAGTTTCAAGCTATTCATGGTGGTGCTATAACTCAACCTTTATTTGTTATTGACCATTATGATAACTATACATTTCAGATGTATTATAAGAAGTTGACTAGTCTTATTGATGATGCTAAAAAAGCTAGTAGTTCTGAACGTGGAAGTAAATGGAAACAATATTTTGATTTTAAACGTAAATATCTTATCGCTTCTAATATTACGAATAGTAATGGTAAGATTTTATTTAGTAGAGATTTAGATTATGGTTTTGCAATTACTTCTCATAGAGCACAAGGTTCTACTTATAAAAATGTATTTGTAGATATTAACGATATGATTTATGATAAATATGGTCATCCTTATACTAATAGAGATGAAATGCTTCGTAGATTGTATGTTGCTTGTTCTCGCGCTAGTAATCAATTAGTATTATCTTATGGCAAGTAAAACTGTTGACGAATATCCTGATTGTGAACAATGTCCAAATCGTATATTTAATACAGGTAAATATATACAAGGTGGTAGAGGAAGTATTCATGGAGATATTGTTTTCCTATTTCCTAGAGGTGATAGAGTTTATTGTGATGATTATCAATTATTCACTGATATTGGTAATCTTTACGATGAATACTCTGGACGAAATAACACTGAAGATGTATATATGACTTATAGCGTTAAATGTACTTGTTCTAATGATTATAATACTTATCTTACTGCTGTTTATAAATGTCGTAATATTCTATGGAAAGAATTAGCTAGAATTAATTACAAATATCTATTTGTATTTGGTGATGCTTATCGTAGTATTAGTGATAATCCAATTCCTAGATTTATGGCTACTGGCGGTAAATATGTATTTAGTAATTATTCTCCTCTTATTAAATTTAAAGATGATAATCTTTATCATGTATTTAAACAACGTTTTGCTGATGATATTAATTGGGTTAATCAAAATAGAAATAACTATGGATTAAATTATATAAATGATTAATTGTATAGCTTATGATGTTGAAGTTTTAAGAAATTTCTTTTCTATTACTTTTGTTAGTATTAATAGTTATCTTAAAGTTTTTAAAGATTGTGTTAATGCTGATGGAAAAGCTATTCCTTTAGTTCAAAAACTATCTGTTGAAGAAATTAAAGCTCGTCTTGAAACTGTTGAAAAATATAAGTTTTATATAACAGATAAAGATGATAGTCAATTACTTTCTATGATAGGTTATATTAATAAAACTAGATGTTATAAGGATTCTAATGGAACTATTATTCGTACTGACTTGTATGGATTTAATAATTTCAATTATGATAATCTTATGATTGCTGCTTTACTTAGTTTTTATATGCGTACGAATAGTACGAAAGAACTTATTAATAAGTTATATGAAACTAGTAAAACTATTATTTCTAGTCAAGATGATAAAGATAAATTTAAAACTGATTTTTATCTTAATAGTCTTAGAAAATATAAATTACCATTTACAGGTGTTGATGTAATGCGTATATTTGCTCTTAATAAAGCAAGTGTAGTTGTAGATAGTAAAACAGGTGAACGTAAACCTGTTCCTAAAGGTTTAAAACAAACTTCAATTAATCTTCAATGGTATGAACTTCTAGAATATGAACTTCCTGATATTAATGAAAAAGAAGCTGAACTATATGATGAAATTCCTAATCTTAAATGGATGAGTATTAGTCAGCTTAATAAACTAGTTGATAAATGGGATAGATTTATTCTTGATGAATATATTGAACCTATGATGTATTATAATCTTAATGATGTTTTCATTGTAGCTGAAATAGTTCGTCTTTATCCAGAAGAAATTAAATCTCGTTATGCTATTAGTAAAGCATATGATGTTGATGTTCTTAATTCTAGTCGTAGTAAAACTGCTGATATTCTTTTTGAGAAATTTTATAGTAAATTTAGTGGTCTTGCTCCTGAACAATGGAAAGGTAAGAAAACTGAAAGAACTGCTATGAGTTTTAAAAAAGTTATTTTTCCTTTTATTAAGTTTAAAACTAAACCTATGCAAGACTTTCTTGATGAATGTCTTAAAACTACTATTTATAGAGTTAATAAAGATGCGTTTAGTAAAGAAGTTAAAATTGGAAATGTAACTTATACTGTTGCAACTGGAGGTTTACATAGTCAAGATAATCCTGTTGAACTTTGGAGTAGTGGAAGAGAATTATTTCCATCCTCTACGGGGGGTCAACACGATGTTCTTAATGACGATGATTATGTTTATATTCATGCTGATATTAATAGTATGTATCCTAGTATTATTGCCGCTCATAAAGTAGCTCCAGCTCATCTTGATACTAATGCTTTTTGTAATCTTATTGGTTGGCTTAAAAATAAGAGAGTTGAAGTTAAACACAGCGATGAAGATACTGTTGACGGAATTGATAGAGATACTTTAGCTTTAGTTTTAAAGATTGTTATTAATTCTGTTTATGGTAAACTTGGATTTGAAAACGGTAATCTTTATGATAGATTAGCTGTACTTAAAACTACTATTAATGGGCAGTTAATGATGCTAATGTTGGTTGAGGAATTAGAGTTACACAATATTCATGTGTTAAGTGCTAATACAGATGGTATTGTTATTAAACTTTATAAACGAGATATTGATGTTTATAATCGTATTAAAGATGAGTGGGAACAAACTACTAAACTTAAGTTTGATACTGATTATTATCATTGTCTTGTTAGTAGAGATATAAATAATTATCTTAGCCAATTTAGAGTTATTAAAAATGGTGTTCATAAACTTAAACTTGAATCTAAAGGTGCTCTTAATCCTATGATGTATTCTTTAGATTTAACTAAAGGTTATTCTATGCCTATTGTTGCTCAAGCTATTGAAAACTATTTTCTTAAGAATAAACCTGTAATGGATACTCTTCAAGAAGCTACTAATATTCTTGACTTTTGTCTTACTCAAAATGTAGGTAAACAATTTCATGTAGAAGAAACTAAGATTGAAAATGGACAAGTTACTCATGTTGTTTGCCAAAGATATGTTAGGTTTTATGTTTCTAATAGAGGTTATATTATTGAGAAAGTTCATAATGATAATGGTTCTCGTAGTAGAATGGCGGCTGGTTCTGTTGTAACGGTTATTAATAGTCTTGATGATAAAGATATTTCTCTTAGAGATATTAATTTTAAATTTTATTATCAAGAAGCTATGAAAGTTATTAATCCTATTAAACTTAAGATTTCTCCTAAAGGAAAAGGTAAAAGTAAAATTAAAAAATATAGCGGTATGTATAATCCTATTTTTAATGAAGATGATTTTGGATGAAAAATATAGTTGAAGAATCATATAGTAAACTTATTAATAAATGGGGTTCTAAAGATTATAAAGGTGTTGGAACTATCCATTGTGTTCAACCTCTTGATTATTCTGAAATTATAAGTAGAGTTATTACTCTGATGAGGAATAAAAATCCTAATCTTAAAATACTTATTGTTACAGATAATTGGAAAAGAAGAACAGAAATTGTTGATGGTCTTAAAAATCATAATATAAATATAGATACTATTAATATTCTTACTCATACTTATGTTAATAGTAGATATAATTATAGTTATGATATTTCTATTGTTGTTGGAGTTAATGAATGGAATCTTTCTTGTAATACAGTTTTTAATCATGCTAGATTTAAACTTATGATTATAACTAAAGATACTATTGATACTGCCAAGCTAAAAGAAATTTATACTAATATTCCACCTATTAATGATAATATAAGTTCTAGTGGTATTAATGCTATGCGGGCTTTACTCCCCGTAGAGGAATACAGAGAGCCAATTTTATTTGTTAATCAAGATGATATTACTAATTATGATAAATATACTGAATTTATTACTCAGACTATTCAAGTATTTGGTAATCTTGATAATATTAAATGTGCTCGAAATGGTACTCAAGATGGACGTAGTGCTATTCAATATATTACAGAAATAGCTGAATATAATGGATGGAGTGCTGATATGGATATGACTAATCCTTTTAGTAAACAAATTGATGAATGTTATAATCCTCTTGTTCTTGCTGAACGAGTTAAGACTTTTTATAATATTGTTCGTGAACGTATGCTTATATGTTCTGATAATGTTTGTAAGCTAGAAAGGATAGTTGAAATTATTAAAGATAATCCTGACAAACGATTTCTTATTATTAGTAAGAGAGGTGAATATGCTGCTACTGTAACTAAATATATTAATGATAAATTAGGTGAAATTTGTGGTGATTATCATGATAAAATTGAGGATAAAGTTCTAGTTGATAGTAATGATATTCCTGTTTTGTACAAGTCTGGAAGCAAGAAAGGGACTGCTCGTATAATCAAATCTAAGGCTATTTCCACGCTGAATTTAAAGGCTTTTAATGATGGCTTATTAAGAGTATTATCTATAAAAAATAATTCAACTGACAGCCTAGAAACAAGCGTAGACGAATGGATTTTAACCTCACCTTTATGTGATACAATAGATGAACTTATTTATCGTTATAATAATGTTAATTGTAGTCAATCAAAACTTAAAGTACATAAACTTTATATAGCTGGTACTATCGAAGAAGCAAGTCTTAAAAAGGAAAAGTTATCAGTTAACCATGAAGTTATACAGAATGTTAATTCTGATATTAGTGCTCAAAATTTTGATGATATTATTTGTTAGTATAAATATAATAGTTACATTTGTTGTGTAATCAAAATCGCTCTTTGATAGAATGGACGAAGATAAAGAAGTTAAAGTTAATGATACTGCTGTTGCTGTTAGTAATAGTGGTATTGAAAAACAACATGGTGTTCAACATTCTGTTGCTCCATATCAGCTTAATTATATGAGTGAAGCTGAAATTGCAAGTCTTGAAGTATTTATCAAACGTGTTATGCGTAGTGATAAATGTGGTATTAAGTCTGTTGAAGATGGTCTTGCTATTGCAATGAGAGCTAAAGACCTTAGACTTCCATTTTCTACTTGCATTGAACATATTCATGTAGTTCAAGGTAAAACAGGTGTTGATGTTCACATTATTAAGGCATTACTTGTCAAAGGCAGCGTGAGTTGGGAAAAAGTAGATAATTATCGCGCTCTGTACGAATATACAGATGGCTTTAATGCTTATGATGAAGATAAACTTCCATCTGACTGTATTAAGTGTCTTACTCCCAAAGAGGTACAAACTAAAAATGCAGAAGATAAAGACCATGAACATATATATGTTTATCCTGTTAAATACTATAAAGATTATAATGGTAATGTATATAAGGAATATCAACTTAATGGTAAGTTTGAAATAGCTACTAATACTAATGAAGCTAAACAAATTGCTTCTACTGGTAAAGTTCCTGTTTATAGAATACCTGCTGTTCCTATTGATTATATTACTAGTTATCGTTTTTATCGTAAAATTGGAGAACGTAATATGGTTGCTACTGGTGAGTTTACTTATAAAGATGCTATTGTTGCTGGATGTTTTGAAAAAGATACTTATAAGAAATATCCTAAAATAATGATAAGTCATAGAGCATTTGTTTATGGTGCTCGTGAAATTGCTAATGATTTAATTATGGGCTGTTTAAGCACAGAAGAATTAAAGACTATGCAAGGTATTGATTTGAGTAATGAAGATATTATTGATATTACTGAAATTCAATAACATAAACAAACTAGAGAAATTATTATTAAACAAAACAGTCGTATGACTGATATTATTCACTTTTAAATTACAAAAATTATGAAAGACTTTAAGAAAGGTTTGAGTTTTGGTATGGGTATTGTTAATGCTGGTCAAAGAGCAGTTAGTGAAGAACCTGAATTGGTAGTTGTTTCTACTCCCGGTAGTTTCCGTATGACTGCCCAAGTTTCTAAAGCTCTCGGCATTGCTCATGGTGAATATGTAATGTTCATTAATAACTGTGCAAATATTGATAATGCTATTATCAATAAAGTACCCGAAGTTGTTGCTTTCTGTGAAGAACAAGGTTTGGATATTGAATCTCCCGAAGCTGCTATGACTGTTCATGCTGAATTTGATATTTGGGCTTTGGCTAAAGGTATTGTTGAATTAGATAAGAATGGTAATCCTTGCACTACTCGTGTTCGTATGACTAAGAATGATAAAATTAAGTATGTTAATACTTATTTCCAAGAAACTCTTGAAGGTGCTTTATCTTCTTCTAATGAAGAACTTAAAGCTGCTCTTGGTCGTGAAGGTATTACCGAAGATGAACAGAAAGAACTTTTGGTTAGCTGTATTCAAGGTGATGAAGTTGTTAAAGTTAAAGGTTCTAAATGTGCTAATACTGCTGCTTTGTCTGGTATTGGTGTAACTCTTAACTTTACCGACTCTAATGTTTGGAAACAGTTAAAATCTAATATGACTGATGAAGAAGCTACTTCTAAGAATCGTGTTTATACAGTAGATATTGACAACTTGCAAGAAGCTGTTGTTAATAACGGTCATAAAGATATTGTTGTTAAAATTGCAATGCTTACCGAATATAAAGATGAAGAACCTATTCGTATCGGTAAGAAAACTGAAAAAGAAGAAACTGCTGAATAATCAAATCTTCGTCCTAGAAATATAGTATCTTGAACATAGAGCTGCATTGTTAGTATTGCTAATAGTGCAGCTTTTATTTTATCTAATAATTCTTTTAATTACTTTAATTATGTCGACAGAAAAAGAAATTAAGAATGAAGCTACTGTTGTAGCAAGTGCTAAACAAACTGCTAATGCAGAAGTACAAACTCCTAAAAAACGTAGAGGTAGAGGTATTAATAATGATTTACGTGATGTAACTCGTAAAAAGTTTGATGAACGTACTGATTGTAATAAAGCTAATGGCTTGTTTATTGGTCATCTTGAAGATGTTAAAGTTGATTGGGCTACACTGAAAGATGATGTTCAAGGTATGCCTTCGTTTGCTGGTATGAGTATTCCTTATCTTACATTTACTTTTGCTAGTAATCATGAAAATATCAATGAACGTCGTTATGTAACTCAACGCCTTCTTCCTGCTGAAAGTAATGTTGAAACTATTCCTGGCGGTAAAGGTGCTTGGAAAGTTGATAACATTTTCCGCTTTATGAAACATATATATAATGTATTTGTTCTTAAAGGTCGTGATTTAACAGAAGAAGAAATTGATGCTCTTACTTTGCCTTTTGAAGATTTTGATGAAAATATGCAGTATGTACCTGTTGAGGCTGAAGAAGTTATAGCTGGTTATAAGACTGTATTTGAAAATTATGTTAAGTTACTTAACAATAATGGTAAACCTGTTTATAATGATGCTAAAGGTAAACCTATTACTATTTGGATGAAGCTTCTTCGTTTCGTTAAGAATGATGGTAAATGGCGTGCTGTTGTTGGAAGTAAATCTTCATTTGGTGATTTAGGATTTCCTACATTTATCAATGATGGAGTTATTGAACTTTATAAAGAACAATCTGCTCCTAGTTTGCATATTGACCCTTATAAAGAAAGTATTGTTTATCAAAAATCTGCCGAACAAGCTAAACAGCCAAATGTTGCTATGCCTGGTGTTGGTGTGATGCCCGGTGTTCAAACTGCTGCTCCTATGAATCCTGTTAGCGGATTTAATGGCGGTGGAGATTTTAGTCCATTTGGTGGTGGTAATGATGCTGCTGGTGCTTTTGTTAATCCAACAGAAGATTTGCCATTTTAAAAAATTAAAGTTAGTTAAATAGTTGTATGTAAGAGGATTGGGTACTATTTTAGTACCTAGTCCTCTTTTTTTATATCTTCACGATAAAGATCAAATTAGAAATATTATGAAAAGAAATATTAGTAATACTATTTTAACTAAAGATTATATTTTCTCTAAAGTTAGTCAAATTACTATTTTTAGTGCTTATACTGGAATTAATGTTGAAGATATACAACATTGTATAGATACAGGAGAATTTATATCTAGTCCTTTTCGTGAAGATACTCATCCTAGTTTTGGTTTTAGATATGATAATAGGAATAAACTTAAAGGAAGAGATTTTGCTGGATATTGGTGGGGAGATTGTATAGATGCTGCTGCAACTGTACTCTCTGAAATTGTTCATAAACAAATTGATATTTCTATTAAAAGTCAATTTCTATTTGTTCTTAAACATATTGCTTATACTTTTAGAAATATTATTTATGGACAAGATAAAGATGAAAACAACGATTATAATATTGCTAGGGCTATTAGTAATGTACGTAATCATAAACCTATTATTGAACTTGTTACTCGTCCGTGGAATAATTTAGATGCTAAGTATTGGGGACAATTTGGTGTTAATCTTAATTTTCTTAATACTCATTTTGTTTATCCTGTTGACCAATTTTATATTAATCGTTCAACTAATCCTATTCCTAAATATTTTTATGATAAAAATAAAACAGATTTATGTTATGGTTATATTCTTGGGCAAGATAAAAGAGGAATAGTTAATGTTAAACTGTATTTTCCAAATAGGAATAAGAAAACTGAAGTTAAGTTTATAACTAATAGTAATACTATCGAGGGAGTTATTAATCTTGAATTAGATAATTATGACGTTATTATTATAACTAAATCTACTAAAGATAGATTAAGTCTTGAATGTTATCTAAAGAGTATTAATCATTCCATCCTCTACGGGGGGTCTACCCTTGAATCTAAGGCTATTGGTGTTGTGAATATTCCACATGAAACTTATAAACTTCGTCAAATTGAATATGATTGGCTTCGTAGTAAACTTAATCGAAATGGTTTTCTTATTAGCCTTATGGATAATGATAGAACTGGTCTTATGGAAGCTGTGATTCTTAAGAATGATTATGATATTATACCTATTATTATTCCTAAAGAACTTGGCGTTAAAGATTTTGCAGAATTGAGAAGTAGTTATTCTACAAATGTTATTAATGAATTAACTCAACAAGTTGTTAAATATATAGAAGATAATTATGGAGAAGAAACTGAATTTACTTGGGATACGGAAGAAAGTAATACTTTGCCATACTAAAAGTCTAGCTGGTATTACCTATACTGTTATGCGTCCAATTACTGAAGAGGATGAACAAAATCTTGATAAATGGGAATGTATTAATGTAGATGGTAAACGTATTGATAAAAAAGATATTTATTGTTATGGAGAAATTAATCTATCTTCTAATGATGACGTTGAATATATCAAAAAGTTTAGCCTACTTGATACTGATAATGGTGGAACTATTCATAGTAATTTTAATTATCAAGAAGGTTATGCTCTTATTGAAGGAATAGCTAAAACTTATCCTACATTTGATATTGTTGAATGGTTTAAATATAATCATTGTCTTATAGGTAAACCAACTCGTATTATTATTTATAAATGTAAGAAAGAAAATCTATGATAATAAAAGGATATGAAGAAAAGCTAGATGATAGAGATATTAGATATATTAATTATGTTATTGATAAATCTACAATGGTTGATGTAATTGAATCTTATATTAAAGATTTAGATTGTACTACTATTTATCCTGATGGTTCTCGTCCTAGACAAACTATTAATTATGGTTATCGTATTACTCTTTCTAGTATTGAATATATTCTTGATAAACTTTATCTTGTTCTAGAACATCATCCAGAAAAAGCTCAAAGTTATATTGATTATCGTAATAGTATTATTAAAAGAATTATTGATATACATGAAAAAAATCTTGATTTCGAGAGAAGAAACCCAGTACGATATTATAGTAAAGAACCAAGGAAACGCACTAGAAGTGCTAGCAGAGTTAATCAATCAAAAGATGTCTTTACAGGTAAACCCATTGATGTTAGCACCGGTATTGCAAAGGCTATTAAGCCTAAAAAGGAAACGATTGCTCAGCGTAAAGCTAAACTTCTAGGTGGTAAAGCTGTTAGTTTTGCATTTAATGGTTTAAAAATAAGTGAACATAATGAATAAACTTTATCGTAGAAATAATAATGGTACACCTACTGTTTGGTGGGCTGAACTTGACAGTGGTACTAATAGTATCACTGTTTTTTATGGTCTTGTTCGAGGTAATATTCGTAAAGAAGTTTATGCTGTTACTCAAAAAGATGGTCAAAAAGAACTTGAAAGTAGATATAATGATAAAATTAAACAAGGTTATACTTATCTTAATGAACTTTGCGATATGCAGGGTTTACCCCCCGTGGAGGATGGAGATAATGATACTATATTTAATTTTCTAAATACTTATCTACCTAAAGACCTTAGTAATGGAAACAGTAATCTTTTACTTCCAATGCTTGCTAAAACGTATAGTGGTAATGTTTGGAAAAAAGTCAGTTGTATGTATAGTCAGTATAAGATTAATGGTCTGCGTTGTATTGTTACTGCTTATACTCAAAATGATATGTTTAAACCTATTAGGCTTCGTTTCCAAAGTCGTGAAGGTCTTACTTGGCATACTCTTAGCTATCTTGAAGATTATTTGCTTGCTACTATTAATACAAATATTATCGACGATATGATTAATGGATTTGCAGCACTTGATGGTGAAGTTTATCTTCCGGGTTATACTGTTAATCAAATTAATCATTTTGTTAAAGATGCTAATTGTGTTGAAAATAAACTTCTTCAGTTTTGGTGTTATGATATTATGATGGAAGGTAATCAAACTCATAGAAATACATATCGTTATCATATTAAGCTGCCTACTTGCTTTAATAATATTAAAGAACATTATAATAATAAAGAACGATTGATTATTCTTCCTAGCGGATATATTACTAATGATAATGAAGCTATTGACGCTAGAAATCATTTTATTAATCTAGGATTTGAAGGTCTTATACTTCGTAATGCTGAAACTGATTATCAATATGGTAGACGTAGAGCTAATTATATGGAGAAGTTTAAAGATGCTGCTGAGGGAGATTTTATAATTCTTGATATTTATAAAGAAAAGAAACGTGATTTACCTATTCTTCTTTGTAAAAATGATATTAATAATGAAAAGTTTGAAACTCGTTTAAGCACTAGTTATATAGTTCAGCAAGAAGTTTTATTTGATTCTAAATCTTATATTGGCAAAACTGTTCATATAGAATATGGTGAACGAAGTGGTGTTAGTAGAGTTCCATTTCATATTAAAACTGTTGTTATAAATGGAGATACTAGATTATAATGTAATTAAGAATAATAGTTTTGATAGAACTAAATCTTATTTTAGTTGTTATTATAAATCTATTATTCTATTTACTGATTATGATGCTAAAAGTTATAATTTTGCTGTTAGATATAATGATATAACTAAAAGTAATGAACTTTATGTGATTTTGTATAATGATGATAAAGTTGATATTGGTATTCCTATTGTTCGAGATGCTAATACTGGATTTAAATTATATATTCCTAATAAAGTTATTAAACTTCTCGATACAAGAATACGTAATTCTTTTGTTATGTCTAAAGATGATTTTAATATTAATGTTAAGTTTGTAGAAGAACGTAATGGTTTTTGTATTATTTATCATATAGATATTGAATAAGGTGAAGCCTAGTACATAACGTGATGTGCTAGGCTTTTCTGTTTTACATGGGTGTAAAATTGTATATGACACGTTCGTAGACATGATTCTTTTTGCCTGTATTCAATTTTATATATCAGAATGATTAATCTATCACGATAAGATTTGCTTGTTATGGTGAGCCTTAAAATGCGTCATTTTCACCATGATATTTAACATTAAATTCAGCATCATTATTACTAGTAAATTCCTATTATATTTTTATATTTGTCTTGATAAACAAAAACAAATTATTATGAGTATTAATAAAGTTACTATTGTTGGTATTAAAGGATTTAAAGGAAGCGGTAAAGATACAGTTGCTTCTATGATTAGTTATATCCTTCATGATGGTATTATGAAAGCTAGTTATGATACTTGGCTTCTTTATCATAAAAATGATTTTATCGAAAATGATGAAATAATTATTCATTTTGCTGATAAACTTAAAGATGATATATCTGAATTTTGTGGTATTGACCGTAAACTTCTAGATAGACAAGAAATTAAAGAAAATTATTATTATAATTTTAAGACTGGTATTGTTTCTACTAATATTAAAGATATAGACTGTGTTATTAATACTGTATTAGAATATGATAATTTATCTACACTTCTTCTTTTAAATAATAATGTTTCTATTAAAATTAGAGCTCTTCTTCAATATTATGGAACTAATGTTATTAGAAATCATTTTTGGCATGAAGCTTTTATTCGTTATACTATGAATAAAGCATTTGATATAAAAAACAGTAAAGGACAATGTATTATAGCTGATGCTAGATTTGAAGATGAATGTATGGCTATTAAATATTATGGTGGAAAAATAATTAGAGTAGATAGAAGAGTTAATAATGATAATCATGAAAGTGAACAAATTAAAATTTCTCAAGATGATTATGTTATTGATAATACTGGTACTCTTGTTGGTCTTTTCTATAAAGTTCTTAAATTTGTAACTGATTATATGGTATGAAATTACATCCTATTTTTGGTATAAATGCTCTTGCTAGAGTTTGTATATGTTGTGGTAAGGTTATTGGTTATACTCCACTTGGAAATTCTGTTGAAGAAGATGCTAGTAAGAGTAAACAAATAGCTGAAGCTATTGTATGTAAAGAATGTATAGATAAACTTGATAGTGAAACTTGCTTTATAGCTTGTGACATGGATAAAGATAATTATATAACTGCTACTTACGATACTTTATGGATTAGAAATAAAGGTCTTAAAGAATTTTTTAAAGAGCTTGATTCTATACAGCCTATTAATATTATACCTAAAGAACATTTTTATAGTGTATTTGGAAATATAGTTAAAGATTTTTATAATAATAAAGAAGATGAAGATAATAGAACCGAAAGTTGAACTTTGGAAACAAGGTGATGATTCTAAAGCTCATGTTGCTAGATGTGCAAGAGTTTGTTATGGTAGAACAAGTGGTAATGATGAAGCTACTATTAAACGACTTATTAATGATGAACATTGGAGTATGTTTCGTCATGGAACTTATTATATAATAGCTAATGATAGTGATAAAACTTTAGAAACTATTGTTATTAATTATGCTAATACTATTGGTTTTAGTTATCATTATGAAAAACATGTTTATTATATAACTGTTAATGGTAATTGGGTTTTAGACCATAAAACACAATTTGGTTATCTATCTAAATATATTGTTCCTATTGAAGATTTTTGTAATACTGAAATAGGATTTCATATGATGAGATATACTTTTTGTGTTGATACACAAATTAGCACTTCTCGTGAATTAAATCGTGTTAGTCCTAATAGTATTGCTGAAAAGTCAACTAGATATGTTTATGAAGATGGAAGTATTTGTAGACCTCATTGGATGACTGATGAAGAAGTAGATTATTTAAATAATGAACCTATTTTTGAAGAATGGTGCAATTCTCATAAAAAAGCATCTATTTATAGAGATAGTTGTAATAATTCTTTTAATAAATATAAACTTCTTGTAGATATTGGTATGCATCGTCAAGATGCTCGTGGTGTTCTTCCTCTTGATACTGCTACTAGATGTGTTTATACATATTCTATTGATGAATGGAGAGCTATTATTGACCTACGTTATTATGGTACCAAAGGTAAACCTCATCCAAATGCCAAACTTATAGCTGGAATAATTAGAAATAATTTAATGGAACTTGGATATGACTTCAGAGATTGATAAACTTAAACACTTTCATATTGAAAATTATAGTGATATTAATTTCACTGATGATTTAAATGATGGTGAAGAATTTCTTTATACTACAATTAGAGTTGAAGATGATAAAGAAATAACACTTTTATGTAAATATGTTAAAAATAAACATATTGGAAATTGTTCTGATTGTGCATTTAATAAGTATCTTTGTTATGGTCTTTTATGTAATATTGTTGTTCTTAAAGTAATTAAAGATGAAGAAAAGTAAGCGTTATATTAAAAAGCAAAATAATAAACCTCTTATTAATAAGAAAGTTTTAGCTAAAGTTATTAGAAGAAGTAATATTTGTAAACATGCTATTAAAGAACTTAAACTTGCTGGATATGGTAAAGGAGAAGGTGGTCCGGATGATTGGATGTATCAACAAGTAATTGAAGCTGTTGCTGTATTTGCTTCTCATGGTAATTCCGGTGGTTCCGCTCCTTGGGAAATTAATCTTGTTCAAAAACTATGTGATTGGAATATTATTAGTCCTCTTCGATTTACTGATGAAGAATGGATGCAAATAAGTTCTGATGGTACTTGTCAAAACAGACGTAAAGGAAATGTATTCAAAGAACCAGATGGTAGTATTCATTATAATGGGGCTTTTAGTAAACGAGCTACTGATAGATATAGTTTTAATACTAAAGAATGGACTAAAAATAAAAATCCTATTTGCTGGCATGGAGGACTATTTGAACATAAAAATAATGTTCTTACTGGTAGATATTTTAATACTTGTTTATTATATGAACATGATATTGATAAAGGATGGATGCCTAAAGAAACAATATATATTGATTGTGTTGAAGTAGAAATATCTCCTGATAATTGGATTATGAGCGTTGATGCTGATAATACTGATTTACTTATTCTTTCTTGTAATTATAGTATTCAATGGAAAGAATGTTCTTGTTTAAAAGGTATTCGTCTTGAAGATGTTACTGTTGAACTTGAAGAAGAAGCATATGAAGAAATGAGAAATAATAAATAAATTATTAACTATTTAAATATTAAAGTTATGGGAAGAAGATTTTATGGTTTTAATAACCGTTTTAGAACTACTAAAAATACAGAAGCCTTTGTATTTGAAAATGGTGGATTTGTTGGTCATCTTGGTTTGAGTAAAAAACTATGGAAAAAATATATTGAAGCTAGTTATAAATATAGAACTAATACTGATAAAATGACTGCTAGTGATTATACTCATTTATTTGGTTATTTAAATCCTTATTATCGTTCTGCTTATAATGTACCTAAACGTAGAAAATAATGGCAAGTATTTATAATATTACTACTGAACTTGAGGATATATTTCTTGAGTTAGAAGAAAATGGAGGTGAATTAACTCCTGAACTTGAAGAACGTCTTGCTATTACACAAGAAAGTCTTAAATCTAAACTTGATAGTTATCGTAAAGCATATACTATGCTTAATCTTGAAGCTGAATCTTGTAAGAAAGAAGAGCAACGATTAGCTGTTCTTCGTAAAACTAAAGAAAATAATGCTGAAAGACTTAAGGGTGTTATGCTTGATGCTGTTATAACTTATGGGGATTTAGGTAAATCTGGTAATAAAGTTATTAATCTAGTTGATAGTAAACTCTATACTAAGAATAGTAAATGTGTTGAAATTGATGAAAATCTTAATCAGATATTTATTGATTTAGTTCTTGAACATTTACAATCTCTTTGGGATAACGATATGATTGATAGTAATTTCTCATTTAGTAGAGATGTTATTCTTGAACAAATTAATGATAAATTTACTGAAAGATATCCTGAACAATCTGCTAGACTTAGAGAAGAAACTGGAGGTTATTTTACTCTTGATGATTTAGATTGTATTAAAGTTAAATTTGAAATTGAAAAGCCTATTGGTGATTTAGCTAATAAAATTAATTTTGATTTACTTAATACTTTCTTTAATCATCAACATGAAATGACGAGAAGTAGTAGTATTAATAAAACTACTATGAAGAATATTCTTAATGATGGTAGAGATATTAGTATAGCTAAACTTGTTGAAAATACTAGTCTTATTATTAAATAACTTGGTTACTCCCGTAGAGGACAGAATTAAGTTCATCCTCCACGGGGAGTCAACACTGCTAATCTTGTTAATTATGGAACTAGAAGAAAAAGTAAGAGAATTAATAAAATGGTATATGGATACTTATGGTGTTAATAAAAACCAAGCTGTTAGAGATATTGAAAGTGTTATGTTACATATAAGTCATAAATAATATGTATAAAGTAAAAGGTAAACCTTGGGCTTATTCTGGTGCTATTGATGTATCAGATTGTGCTACTGCTAAAGAAGTTATGCTTAAAGCTGGACTTAATTTTGATGTAGCTAAATGTGAACTAGTTGGTAAAATGCCTATTAAACTTACTGGAACTGATGAAGAACTTGATAGAATTATTAAAGAACAAAAAGAAGGCGCTCATGTTTTTGGTACTGACATTTATCGTAAGTGTGATAATGCCTTTGCTACCTATCGTACTGATTTCAATATTCCTTTAGGTGTAGTTAAAAGCAAATACACTATTGTACAAAACAATGATGCTTTTAATTTCTTTGATGGTGCTATTGGTAAAAATTCTGCTATTTGGCAAACTGCTGGATTTTGGGGAAATGGTGAGAGAATATTTGTAAGTGCTAAACTTCCTAATAATATTCTTGTTAAAGGTGACCCTGTTGAAAATTATCTAGTATTTACTAATACTCATGATTGTAGTGGTGGAGTTAAAATTTTATTTACTCCTATTAGAGTTATTTGTCAAAATACTCTTAATGCTGCTATTCGTACTAGTAGTAATTATGTTAGTTTTCGACATACCAATAGCGTTCATAATAAGATTTCTGTTGCACAAGAAATACTTGGAATTAGTAAAATTAAATCTGAAGAATTTGGTCAATATTGTAATTTACTTGCTGATATTAAGGTTACTGACGAAGATGTAATCCAATTTATTGGAGAAAATATTCTTACTGAAGATGAAATTCAACGTCTAAAAGATACAGGACATACTATTAAAGATATTGCTTATCGTAGTGGTTTAGCTTTAACTGATAGTAAAATAAGTAGTAGAAAAATGAATGTTATTTCTGATACTTATAGTTATTATTTTGATGGTCCAGGTCAAAGAGATATTCTTGGTACAGCTTGGGGTGCAGTTAATGCTATTAGTGGATATTATTCTAATATAGATAATATTGAAGGTACTAAGCGATTTGATAGTATTTGTTATGGTGATAAATCAAGAAAAATAGAAAATGCTTTTGCACTTGCAGAAGCTCTTTAATTTAATAATTTAATTATATATGGAAGTAAAAGTATTTAAACTGAAAAAGATTAAACTTCTTAGTGGAGATGTTATAAATATAGAACAGTATTGTAATGTTCAACCTATTTTACCTGCTTATGGTAAAGAAGGTGATGCTTGTATGGATATTTATCCTATTCTTTGTGAATATGATGAAGAAAAAGATAGATTTATTTATCATACAGGTTTAGCATTTAATATTGGAAATGATGCTAACGGTGAGCCTAATGAAATGTCTTTACGTCCTAGAAGTAATCTTACTAAATCTGACTTTTATATGCCTAATGCTCCTGGTACTCTTGATTGGGGTTATCGTGGAGAACTTCTTATTATTTTTAAGAATCGTACTTCTAGAGATTTAGTTCATGCTGTATCTACTCTTGTTGAAGTAGTTGATAAACTTAGAGGACATATGCATTTACCTGATAGTATGGTTGGCAATTCTAAACTTAAACTTAATAATGTTAGAACTACAATGACTAACATACTTGCTAAAGTTTCTACTCCACCATATAATTGTGATGGTAAAGATAGATGTTGTCAATTAATTATTAATAGTGCTGAAAGAATTAGTTGGAAAGAAGTTGAATCTATTGAAGAATTAGGAGAAAGTGAACGTGGAAACAAAGGATTTGGAGAAGGAACAGGCGGAGCAGCTAAAGCTTAAAGTTGGTGCTCGTTATATTCATAATAAAACATCTAATGAATATATAATTATTAGTATTACTAAAATGAAACATCCAGATACAGGTGAATGGATTCCTGCTGTTATTTATAAAGTTGATGGACTTGAACCTTTATGGTGTAGAAGTGTTGAAAGTTTTAAAAGTCATTTTAGTGATGCTAAAATTGAAGGTAATGAAGTTTATCTATGAAAAAGTTAATCTTGTTTTATTTACCTGATTGTAATGTTAGTAAACTTTTTGAAGAAAGGCTTCACAAAGCTCTTGCTCTACCTGAGTTTGCTGGTAGGTTTAATCTTATTAGGCATAATCTATATACTGATACTGGTAGACAAGAAGCGCGTAGTATTGGTATTAGTGATGCTCCTACTGCTTATTGTAATGGTGATATTTTACGTGGTGTGCAAAGCGATTACACTATTAGAAAATATCTTCGCAAGCTGTTAGGATAGTCATAGATACAGTTCTTTTGCCCTACATTGAATTTTAATTATCATTGTGATTAATCTATCACGATATGAATATCATTCAATGTAGGGCTTTAAAATAGCTAATTTTATAAATTCTCATTATATTATACGAATACTATGGTTAAAATTGAATTTTATTATAAAAGTGCTTATAAAGATAAAACAGAAGCTATGCGAGAAGCTATTGATATAGCTTTATTTGGTACTAATGTTCAATGTAATTTTAAAAATCTTCCTGACCATCTTATTCTTGAAGATATGATACTTGAAAAGGCTGTTGCTGGTAAGAATATTACTGAATATCCTACTTGTATTATATATCGAGATGATACAGAATATAAAAGATATAGTAATTCTGTTACTTGGGAAGAACTTCGTAATGATATTAATTATCTTACTGGAGATGAACCTACAAGACAAACAAATAATATATTTGTTGAAGCGTTTATTGATGAACATGATTGTATAACTCGTGCTAAATGTGCTGATGCTATTGCTTGGATGTGGAAATATCAGAATACTAAAGTAGAATATATTCAAACTAATATTGATAATCCTAACAAATTTGCTGTTGTTATTAAAGATAGTTGGAGAACTTATGCTACTTATGTATATTCTGATAGTCTTACTACTGAAATGATTAAGAATACTCTTCTTAGAGTTCCTAATACTATTAAAGAAGCTGTTAAAAATAATGCTATTGTGTTATGATACGTATTGATTGTTTTACTAGAGATGGTTGTGATGCTTGTAAAATAGCAATTAAAAATATAACTGATGCTATTAATGAAGCTAATTGTGATATTACTCTTAATATTCGTAATACAAATCTAGATGATATTCTAAGAAAAGAAATTACTAAATTTCCTACTACTGTTATTACTAAAGTCGATAATGATTATAATAGAAAAGAATTAGCTCGACTTGAAGGTAGTTTTCCTAGTGATTATATTAAAGATATTATTAATAAACTTGAAAAAGAATAAACTATGACATTTATTAAAGGTATTGAAAATGTAAAAGTTGGTACTAAAACAACTAATACTACTCTTACTTGTCTTACTGGATTTGAAGTTCATGGTCAAGCAGCTTGTGTAAAACCTGAAAACTTTGATTTAAAAGTTGGTGCTACTTATGCTCAAATTAAAGCTGAAGATAAAATTTGGGAAGGTCTTGGGTTTGTTCTTCAATGGGCTAAGTATGGACTAAAGAAGTAAATAGTATTAATGCTAATGGTTTATATGTTATACGTAAAGCTGGCTCTAATAGAGCTGGCTTTATTTAATTTGATGATTAGCTTGGAACCGCTACGAGTGCTACGCACTCTTCGCTATACTCCCCGTAGAGGATGGAATAGTAGTTATGCTAGTAATATTAGTATAGTTATTAATGATAATGATTATATTGATTGAATAAATACTAGTCTATTCCATCCTCCACGGGGAGTTGAGCGTAGCGAAGCGGAGCGTTCTACTAATCCTTAAACTTATAGTCGTTGGCATGACTGAAACCTCGGTAGCTAAGCTAGTCTTACTACTGAGGTTTATTTTTATCTTATTATTAAACT